CAGCTAGTACACTAGCATTCAGCTAACCTTTAATAAAACGTACACTAGTAGAGAGAAGGGCATATAAGCCTCTCTCTACTTTTTTCATATCTTACTTAATAAAACGTACACTAGCAGAAGAAAATCTCTCTTAAGTACACACAAAGGAAACACACACTATGAACGATATTCGACTTACCACTCCGAAGGGCTATGCACAGTATCCGTACCTTAAGGATCCTGACACCAAGTTCAATCCTGATGGGGACTATAAGGTTAACCTTGCTATGGACGACAATGAAGATGCTGGCAAGCTCATTGCAAAGCTCCAGCAGATGCTTGAAGACTTCTATGACAACGATGAGGAAGTAGCTAAGGCTGTTGCTAAGGGTCGCAAGGTTGTCATGTCTGACATCTACGAGAACGATGAAGAAGGCCGCATTGTCTTGAAGTTCAAGCAGAAGGCTAAGATCACAAAGAAGAATGGTGAAAAGATCAATATCAAGCTTCCGCAGTTTGACTCCCGTGGCAAGCCCATGGAAGCGGCTAACATTGGCCGTGATTCTGTCATCAAGATCAACTTCTCTGTTCGCCCGTACTATCTTCCGACTACCAAGACCTGCGGGTTGTCTCTCCGTCCTGTAGCCGTGCAGGTGATTAAGCTCAACGAGTTCACTGGAGGTGGCTCTGCGGAATCATATGGATTTGATGATGAGGGGGGAGGCGGCTATGAGGCTTCCCCTAAGGAACCGTGGGAAGACGATAGCACTACTGATGACGAAAACCCCTCGAATTTCTAAATAGGAGAAAACCATGACTTACAAGTTCACTGAAGAAGCCATCAAAAACAAGTTCAAGTTTGCCCTTGTCTCTGAATATACCCGTGAGGTTATTCTTAACAAGATCAATGAGGAGATCAATGAGCGGGGTACTTCATTTTTATACTTCGTTCAGGTTGCTGGTGAGTATCTGACATTCAACAATAGGGAATTGAATGCGCTTCCGATCTCAAGTGTCAAGTTCTTCGTAAACCACAGTGATCTTGAGGATATCCCTGAACCCCTTAAGGAACTCGAGGCAGGGATTTGGATTGACGTGGGGGATCTCAAGAACTATGATCTTTCTGAAGCAATTAGTGATGCTTATGTCGTAGTTGCAACTGCTTCAGGTGATGAACTCAAAGGTAACTTTATGTCGCACACTTCCCCTTATGTAGTTGGTAGTCTTATCAATTCCAAGATGCTTGAGATTGTTTCTCTCGACGATAATTCTTACGACCTGCACATGTTTGATCGAGTCATGTTCATCCCATCTGCCGCTAAGACTAAGAAGGAAGGATAACCCACATGACAACCCGAAAGGCCGCCTACAGTTACATGAAGCGGCATGATGCGGGTACTTATAGGTCAGGTCTTGAGGAGGCTAACAGCGATCTCCTTAAGACCTTTTCTATTGAACCTAAATATGAGCAATACTATCTTGAGTATGTAGTACCCGAAAGTAAACATAAATACACTCCTGATTTCGTACTTCCTAATGGAATCATTATTGAAACTAAGGGGGTATGGGACGCCGAGGATAGAAAGAAGCATTTACTCATCAAAGAGCAACACCCTAGCTTAGACATTCGTTTTGTCTTTAGTAGGTCAGCTACTCCTATCTACAAGGGATCTAGGACTACCTACGCATCATTCTGTGACAAGAACGGGATCCCCTATGCAGACAAAAGGATACCTGAGGAATGGCTTAAAGAGCCTGTAAAGAAAATACCTAGGGGTATTCTGTTTAATAAAAACAACAATAATAATAAAAGAAGTAGTATTAGTAAAAATGACTGTTAACTATAAGAAACCACATATTGAAACCCATAAGAGTTTCATCAAGTATAAGACAAGGACTGAGACTAAGTTTATTGTTATCCATTGTTCTGCGACACAACCTAAAAGTTCCTATGACTGGAAGACAATTGATCAGATGCACCGACAGCAAGGGTGGTTAGGTATTGGCTATCACTTTGTTATTAAGACTGATGGAACTATCCAAGAGGGTAGATCTCTGGATTCCATTGGCTCACACGTTAAAGGTCATAACAGCGATTCCGTAGGCATCTGCTTGATTGGCGGTATTGATTGTAGTGGCAAGTCTGTTGATAACTTCACTAAGGAGCAGAAGGATTCTCTCAGGGTTCTTATTGATTACCTGAGAGGTGTCTATCATGATGAGGTTACTGTATGCGGTCACAGAGATTTTAAAGGGGTGCATAAGGACTGCCCCTGTTTTGATGTTAAAACTTGGTATGGTACAGGGGCTAAGTACGTTAAGTTCTCCAATGAGGATGGAGCTTTTCTGAATAAGGTAGGACTGTCTAAGGCAGACTTTGAGGAATACAATGGCAACATTGAGGATATCCAAGAAGGTGATCTTGTCTACTTAGGCTATAATGAATAAAACGTACACTAGTAGAGAGAAGCAATGCTTAGATATCTTAAAGCGTTTCTCATTGGTGTAGCTTTCTTTATTGGTTTGTGCCTAGGGTCTTCCTATGAAGAGAACAAATATAGGGAGATCCTAGTATCAACCCAGAAAGAGTACATTGCAAAGCTTGATGAGGTAACCAAAAGAAAAGATGCAACGATTAACTTACTTATTAAAGACATGGCTACCACTGATGCTTTGCAATCTGCTCTTGATAAGCGGATTAACAGGTTGCAGTACAACATCAACAGTGGGAACAAGGCCATCATGCAACATACCGACAGAGTTACTGCAGAGTCAGTCATCACGTGTAGACAACTATTGTCAGAAGGTGCAGAACTACACGGAGAAGGTGTTAAAATACTCAGAGACACCAACAGACGACTTGAAGCAATAATTAACTTACACGGCGTGCCCCCGAAATAGTCTTCTAAACTATTGGCATAAAATATCGGGAAGGAGCCAAGGGGTTCGATTCCTCCACGCCGTACCAAAGACACACCATAGTTAACACACACTAAAGGAAACCGTAATTATGGAACCTATTGAAAGTAAATCAGATTGGCATTATCCTGATGGAGATTCATATCGTGATGAGCTTCACAACAATCAGAAAGAGAAGTGGGAGTATGAATATGAAGCCTTCCTAGATTCTGAAGATGATGCTGATGAGATTGAGGAGGATGATGAAGATGAGTGAGGATCCTATCTCTAAGGCCTATTGCGTAGGTAACTCTAAAGCTATCATTCGTGCACGCTGGGATAACCTCTATACGTTTGAATTGGAGTATCCTCGTTTCATTCATAGTGAATTCATGACACACCGAATGTTCTCTCGGAATGCCTCTAGCTCGCGTGCGGTACCTGTAGAGCGAACTATTCAGAATATCTTGAATGATCCTTGGGTGCCTTCGGATGTCTATAAGAATTGCAAGGGCATGCAAGGCAAAGATATTGTCAATGAAGATGACTATGATATCTTTTGTGAAGAGTGGCAAGATGCGGCATTTAAGGCAATCGAGGTTGCTCATAAGATGATTGACAATGGGTTTCATAAGCAACACATCAATCGCATCCTTGAGCCGTTCACTAAGATTAAAGTTATTGTCACTGCTACTGAGTGGAGCAATTTCTTTGATCTACGGTTGTCTCCTGATGCTGATCCAGAGATCCAGCACCTCGCTAAGGCTATTAAGATGGCTATGGATGCCGTTAGCAACACCTACATTTATATCAATGCTCACGGGGGGCGTACGCTTCCTTATGTGAACTTTGATGAGATGGATGCTATCGATGATCTGCGGCTTCTCACACTTATCTCTGCGGCACGTTGTGCCCGAGTGTCTTACCTTAATCACGATGGGTCTAAGCCGGATATCCTAAAGGATCTTACTCTTGCTAAGCGGCTTATTGATAGTGGGCATATGACACCTTTTGAACATCAGTGCCGATACAGCTTTAATGCAGGCTTTCAATATAATCTTCGTGATTTCCAAAGTACACGTTATATGCTAGATCATGGAATCGACCTTTCTGCGCCATGAGCCTTGTCCCAATTGCGGCTCTAGTGATGCTCTTGCTGTTTTTAGTGACGGTCATAAGTATTGCTATAGCTGTACCACTTATTTTAGACCTACTGGATCTTTGGACAAACCCAAGGGGGTAAAGATGTCATCATCCAATATGATTCCTTTAGAGGAACTACAGATCTCTGCTTTGC